TGTGGTAGCAGCTGGTGAAGATGCGCTAAACCAAGGCGTTAACATTGGTGACCGAGTGCTGTTTGGCACATTGGCTAAACAATACAAAGACGAATACTTGAAGTTTGAGGAATTAAACTTAAGTGGTGAGCGTCATTTAAAAATGTCATGGCAAGATATTGCCGCAATCTTGGAGGAAGTATGAAACCAGGTCTTTACGCAAACATTCACGCTAAACAAGAACGCATCAAGCGCGAAAAGGCAGAAGGCAAGCCAGTAGAGAAGATGAGAACGCCAGGCTCAAAGGGCGCACCTACTGCCAAAGCATTTAAAGAATCGGCTAAGACCGCAAAAAAATGAAAAAGCACGACAAGCCCATAGAGCATAAAACCACGGGTAAGGGCAAGACCTACAACCCTACGGACAAAGGCGCTGGAATGACGGCTAAAGGTCGTGCAGAGTACAACGCTAAGAACAACGCCAATTTAAAGCCACCAGCCCCAAATCCCAAGACAAAGAAAGACGAAGGGCGTAAAGCCTCTTTCTGTGCAAGGATGGAAGGCGTAGTAAAGAACGCCAAAGGGCCTGCTGAACGGGCAAAAGCATCATTAAAGAACTGGAACTGCTAATGGACAAAGAACTAATCACTTTAAGAATCCAAGACCTAATCGCAAAAGGTAAGGAACTGGAAATGCAGCTGCACCAAATCAATGGTGCTATACAACAATGTCAGTGGACACTAACCGAGATGGAGAAGCCTGATGCTGAAGAAGTCGACAAGCCCGAAAGCGTTTAAAGAAAACATCAAGACGGAGATAAAGGCTGGTAAACCAGTTAAGCAAGCCGTTGCCATCGCCTACGCTGAGAAGAACGCAGCACAGAAAGCCAAGGCTAAGAAGTGACTGAAGAGAAACGCCCAGTTGGTAGACCAACATCCTATGACCCTGCTTTCTGTGAGCGGGTAATAGAACTTGGTCGCATTGGTAAATCTATTGAGCAAATAGCCGCCAACTTAGGGTTTTCCACTAGGGTCTTATTCGATTGGAGAGATAAGCACCCAGAATTTCTGCACGCCTTGGAATATGCAAAAGAATTAGAACTAGATTGGTGGGAGACAGTAGCCCAAGCCATGATGGTTGAGAACAAAGACAGCGACAAGTTGAACTCTTCAATTTGGTCACGCAGTATGGCGGCACGATTTCCCAAAAAGTACAGAGAAAGCACAAAAACCGAGATTACGGGTGCTGATGGTGCGCCTTTGATAACTGGCATCAATGTGACTTTTGTAAAGCCTAATGGAGAGTAATGCACAGTTTCCTGTAAAGATGGCAAGCCTGTTTGATAAGGCGCGTTACAAAGTCTATTACGGGGGTCGCGGTGCTGGTAAGAGCCATTCAGCGGCCAAAGCGTTACTGATACTAGGCGCTAAAAGCCAAATCCGTGTGTTGTGCGCTCGTGAGTTCCAGACCTCAATCAAGGATTCTGTACACAAACTGCTGTGCGACCAAATAGAACTGATGCAGCTACATGGGTTTTACGAGATAACGCAGACTGCTATACGCGGTAAGAACGGCACAGAGTTCGCCTTTGTGGGACTAAAGAACAATGTGGCCAACGTCAAATCCTACGAGGGTGTCGATTACTGCTGGGTGGAAGAAGCGCAGACAGTCAGCCGGCATAGTTGGAATACCCTGATTCCTACCATCCGCAAGGAAGGTTCTGAGATATGGGTCACGTTTAACCCAGAGTTGGAGACAGACGAGACTTACCAGCGCTTTGTTGTTAGACCGCCAGAAGGTGCAGTAGTACAAAAGATAAATCACAGCGACAACCCGTGGTTTCCCGAAGTATTGGCATACGAGCGTGATGCGTTAAAGAGTCGTGACCCAAGCGCTTATCAGACAGTATGGGAAGGATTGTGCCGTCTGACAGTAGATGGCGCTATCTTTGCCCAAGAAATGCAAGTGGCAGAGTTGGATGGGCGCATCACAAAGGTTAACTACGACCCTACAAAACCTGTACACGCCATATTTGACCTTGGGTGGGCAGATAGCACAGCAATCTGGTTCTTGCAGTTTGTGGGTATGGAAACCAGGCTAATCCGCTACCACGAAGATAGCCAAAAGACCATTAGCCATTACCTAGCCTTAATGCAAACTTATGGCTATATGTATGACACGTTGTGGCTACCTCACGATGCACAGAACAAAACCTTGGCAAGCAACGGCAAGTCGATAGAGGAGATTGTCCGCGCAGCTGGCCACAAAACCCGCATTATTGAGCGCACACCGATAGTCGATAGCATCAACGCTGCTAGAACGATATTCCGTAATTGTTGGTTTGATAGAGAAAATTGCTACGATGGTTTACAATGCCTCAGACATTACCGCTATGAGGTAGACCCTGAGACGGGTCAATTTAGCCGTAATCCTTTGCACGACCAATACTCACATGGCGCAGATGCGTTTAGATATATCGGGCTAATGATTAACGAGCCAAAGCCAAGGCGTAAGGTTCAGACACAAAACTATGGTCAGAACAACAGTTGGATGGGATAAATATGGCAAATGACTTTGACCCAGTAATCACCGAAGCGGTTGAGTTTCTCAAATTCTGCAATGACGCAGACACGATGAACCGCCAAGAAGCGCTAGAAGACCTAAAGTTTGTATCTGGTGACCAATGGCCAGTAGAACTACAAAACAGCCGTAATCTTGAATCACGCCCATGTTTGACCATCAATAAACTAGATGGCTATTGCCGCCAGGTCGCTAACCAACAGCGCCAGCAACGCCCACGCATCAAAGTTCACGCTACTAATACGCATGAACAAATGGTGGAAGCCAACGACATACAGGGCATTATTCGCCATATTGAGGTTAACAGTAACGCAGACCACGCCTATGACAATGCCTTTGACTATGCTGTACGCATGGGCTGGGGCTATATGCGTGTCCGCACAGACTACATAAGCGAAGATTCGTTTGACCAAGAGATATATATTGACCCAGTAGACAACCCGTTTACTGTTTACTTTGACCCTAATTCAATATTGCCAGACGGCTCAGACGCTGAGAGATGCTTAATCACCACAATGATGAGCAAAGAAGTGTTCCGCTCGATGTACCCAGACAATGATGACGGCACATCGTTCACCCAGCGCGGTACGGGTGACAGCCAATCAGAATGGATTACTAAGGAAGATATACGCCTAGCCGAGTATTACTACACAGTACGCGAAAAGGCTAAGTTATACCTATTGAGCGATGGTTCTAGCACCTTTGCTGATGACAAAGACTTCTTTAACCGCTTGGCTATGGCTGGCATTACAGTCATTGATACACGCGAATCATTTAAAAAGACCATTAAATACAAGAAATTAACCGCTATTGAGGTTATCGAAGAACGCGATTGGCCAAGCCGTTACATCCCTATCGTGCCTGTTTATGGTCGACACGTTGTTATTGGTGACAAGCGTAAAAAGTTTGGCATGGTGCGCTACGCCAAAGACAGCCAGCGTATGTATAACTTCTGGCAAACCTCTATTACAGAATCTATTGCTCTTGCACCGAAAGCCAAGTGGGTTATGGCAGAGGGTCAAGACGAGGGACATGAGAACGACTGGGCGCAGGCGAACATCAAGTCATTCCCGTTGTTGCGTTACAAGCAGACAGACATTGAAGGTCGTACAGCGCCACCTCCACAACGCCTGCAACCAGAGCCACCGCCTGCTGGAACTATGGCGGCAGCTGCCATTGTTTCTGATGATATTAAAGCCATCATGGGTATCTTTGACCCTGCACAACTAGGTCAAGGCAACATATCAGGTAAGGCTTTGAATGGCCAGCAACAGCAAGTTGACCTGACTAACTACGATTACTACGACAATCTGACCCGTTCGATTGCCCATGTAGGCAAGATTATTCTTGACCTAATCCCCAAGATTTACGATACACAACGTATTTTGCGAATCATTGGTGAAGACGGCAAGCCAGATATGTTGCCGCTAAACCAGCAAGATGCCATCGGTAATATCTTGAACAACACATCTATCGGTCAATACGATGTGGTGATGGAAACAGGGCCAGGCTACAACAGTAAGCGTCAAGAGGCAGTCGACGCCATGATGCCGCTACTGTCTAAGCCAGAATTGTTCAACATTGCTGGTGACTTGGTGTTTAGGCAGATGGACTTCCCAGGCGCTGACGTCATTGCTGACCGCCTTGCCGCATCTAACCCATTGGCGCAGATTGACGAGAAATCAGATATACCGCCCCAAGTACAGATGCAGCTGGCGCAGGCTAAACAACAAGTTCAGCAGATGCAACAGCAAATGGAAGCCATGCAAACGCTTATCCAACAGCGCGGTGATATTGAGCAAGTCAAGCAAGAAAACGAGAACAAGCGCGAACTCATGCGCCAGACCGCCAAAGCACATAACACCGAAACGATGGCAGAGGTCAAGGTCAACGACCAGAACACTCGCGCCATTACCTCGCAGAACAAGATTGAAATTGAAGCGATTACAGACTTGCTGTTACACCACATGGACACATCAAGGCTTAACGCTGAGATTGACAAACGAAACGCAGAACAAAACAAATCAATGCTTTTTGCGGCAGAAGATATAGCGCAAGGGGCTAATCCTTTGACACAGCAACAATAAAGTGGTAAATTTGCCACCAAACCTTACCAGTTAGGTTAACTGGGTAAATCCGTAGGGACAGCGATATGTCTGACAAAGAGGCTGGTCAAGTATTGACTAGCGAGAACTCGGCAGAGTTTTATGCAAATAGATTAGGTTTAGCCGACCAACCCGAAGTTGAGGCTGTGCAAGCAGAGCCAACAGAGGAAGCGGAACGGAGTGAACCAGAATCGGAAGTAAAAGAGCAAGAGGAAAAGCCAAAAGCGAATCCGAAACTCGAAAGACGTTTTTCTGAGATAACCAAGCAACGTGAAGAAGCGCGTAAAGAAGCGCAACAAGAGCGTGAAGCAAGGCAAGCCTTAGAGACCCGTTTAGCGGCACTTGAGAGACAGCCAGCGCCACAAGCGCCTAAAGTTGATGAAGAGCCACAACCTAGTCAGTTCAACGATGCGTTTGAGTATGCCAAAGCCCTAGCGGAATATACGGCTGACAAGCGAATCGGTGAGATGCGAAAGCAAGATGCAGAGGCTAAAGAAGCACAAGAACGCCAAAAGGTCATTGACCAATGGGCAAGTAAAGTGCAAGCAGCTAAAACATCATTGCCAGACTTTGATGACATTGTTGCGTCTAGTGATGTAGTCGTAAATGACGATATTCGTGACGCAATTCTTGAGAGCGATGTAGGGCCACAAATCCTCTACCATCTGGCTGAGAATGAAGATGTTGCAAAGAAAATCGCAGGGTTATCTGCTAAACAAGCGTTACGCGAGATAGGTAAGTTAGAGGCAAGGTTTGAGGTAAAGGAAACTGCACCTGAGACTAAACCTGTTGTTCGTAGTAAAGCACCAGCGCCAATCAACCCGCTGAGAGGGTCTAGTCCTGCTGATACGCCCATGTCCACCACAGGTGAATGGCATGGAACATTTCAAGCATGGAAAGAAGCCCGCAAAGCAGGAAAGATTCGCTAAACCTAATCTTTTTTTTAATTTTCAAAGGAAATGAAATGAGTAATCAATTACTTACCATCTCCAAAATCACTAACGAAGCGTTGATGGTTTTGGAAAACGAATTGACCTTCACCTCCGAAGTCGACCGCAATTATGATGACCAGTTCGCTGTTGTCGGTGCAAAGATTGGTAACACAGTCAATGTCCGTAAGCCTGGTCGTTTCATCGGTACTACTGGCCCTGCGCTGAACGTAGAAGACTTTAACGAGACTTCTGTCCCAGTTACTTTGGGTACACAGTTCCACGTTGACACACAGTTCACAACCCAAGACCTCGCTTTGTCTTTGGATATGTTCTCTGACCGCGTGTTGAAGCCCGCTGTTGCAGCAATCGCTAACAAGATTGACCGCGATGGTTTGGCTATGGCTACCTTGCAGACCGCCAACATCGTTGGCACTGCTGGTACACCACCCACAGGTTTGATTACCTATCTGACTGCTGGCGCTTACCTTGATTCTGAAGGCGCACCACGCGATGGCCGTCGTTCATGTATCGTTGAACCCTTCACATCTGCAACTATCGTTGACAGTTTGAAAGGTTTGTTCGTACCTCAAGAAGCCATTGGTGAGCAATACCGCAAGGGCTTGATGGGTCGTGACTCTGGTGGCATGAACTGGAAATTAGACCAGAACGTGGTTGCTCAGACTTTCGGTAACAACAGCACCACTACTGTGACTGCTTCTGTCGCTACTACTACTGCTACTGGCTTCCTGACCTCTGGTTGGGCATCTTCTAGCACTATTACTGTTACAGCTGCTAACACAGGTACTTTGAACCTCAACGCTGGTGATACTTTCACTATCGCTGGTGTGTTTGCTGTCAACCCACAAAACCGCCAAGCCTACGGCACTAACAAGTTGCGTAACTTTGTTGTAAAAACAACTGTTGCTATCGCATCTGGTTCGTCTGGCTCTGTGGTTGTGTCTCCTGCTGTGATTACTGCTGGTCAGTTCCAGAACGTGTCTATCCCGACTACTTCTGCTACTGCCGCTGTGACTCAGTTCAACAGCACAGGTACTGTATCTCCACAAAACATCATCATGCACCGCAATGCGTTTACTCTAGCAGTAGCCGACCTTGAGTTGCCAGAGGGTGTCCATTTTGCTGGTCGCGCTTCGT